TCAACGAAGACTTCTCTGGCGTCTTCGACAGCACTAACGTCTGTGTGGCTGCGTCCAGCCAAACTCAGAGCTTCACTTGTGTCTCTGACTACAGCTACACCGCTATAGCTAGCGCTTCGTTCGCTGGTGGTTGTGCTCTTAGCTGTTCCAGTTACGTCACTACGTTCCCTGACACTGGGGACCTGGACTGGAGCGAAGACTTCACTCAGACGGCTACGCCGGATGACCTCTTTATCACTGGAGATTCGTCTCAGACTCAGGAATACACCCTGACGACGGACGCCATCGTGGTGGAGTTCCCTGGCACTGTCCAGTACCAGGATACGACTCTCTCCGCTGACGCCTTCCTCGTGGTGTTCGCGGATTCTAGCTTTGTATCCAACGGTGTTCTGAGCGCTACCGCTGTACTCACCACTACTGGAGCCTCCACAGAGTCTCAGGACTTTACGTCAAGCGCTGTCCCAAGTGTAACTGCACTGGGAGTATCTACTGAGACCCAGGATCACAGTCTCTCGGCTACCGCCGATGTAACTGATGTCGCTTCAGCTACGTTCGTCCAGGCTACTACTCTATCGGCTGACGCTGTATGTTCTACGACAGCGGACTCTACAGAAGTACAGAACTTCACTCTGTTCGCTTCTGCTAACCCGCTTGTTCAAGGGGACTCTTCACAGACCCAGAACTACGATGTTGCCGTTACCGGCTCTGTCACTGACGTAGCTACAGCCACTCTGACGCAGGACACCACCCTCTCAGCTAGCGCCACTGTTACCTCGTACGGGGTAATTATCGGCTCTACCGAAGGGGAGTTGTTTGTTGCTGCGTTCCTTGAGACGTTCGCTGCTAGCTCCCTGGTTCAAGACACCGACCTGTTTGCCGAAGGCTCTACGGGTGAGGTTCTTGGCCACGCCACTCTAACTCAGTCGTTTAGCCTATCGGCTACTGCTGATATCACTGTTATTGCTGACGCTGCTCTAGACGAAGACTTCAGTCTAGACGTTGAGTACTCGTACACCGCAGTTGCGGATGCCGACCTTACGTCTGATTTCGTTTTGGACACATTGGATGAAGATGTCTTCCTCACCATATATGAAGATGCTTCCTTCGACCAAAACTTCGATTGTAGCTCTGATTCGTATCTGAGCCAGTTCGGTGACAGCAGTGTCACTCAAGACTTCACAGAAACTACGAGCGCGTACGCCACCACATTCGGTGTTGTGACGCTGGCTCAAAGCACCACTCTTACGACTTCAGCTACGAATACTGTCGTAGCTTCGTCTGCACTAGACTCGACAGAATCACTGAGCACGGACGCCTTCGTCTCAGTGATAGGGACCTCTCCGCTAACCCAGGATTACACATTAGAGTGTGAGTCCCAGGGTGAGCATCATGGGAGTGCGTCCCTTTCGGCGGAGACTACTCTGTCCGCCGACGCTCTGGTGGTGGTGCTTGCTGACTGCTCGTATGGGTCTGCTACCTCCCTTACGGTTGATGGTGTCGCCACCGCCACCGGGGCGGAAACTTGTGTTCAGAGCTTTGATCTGACGTGTACCGCTGACGCGTTCGCTTCGGTTCAAGGCTCAGCCACATGGGTGCAGTCCTTTACCCAGTCTGTGGACTCTTCGGTAAGTACCACTGCTGGTGTCTCTCTGAACGGTAACCAAACACTTAGTTGTGGTTCGTTCGTAAGCACCACTGGTGCGGCATCCCTCAACGTCACGTATACGTTGACACCTGGAGTAGTGGTTTACACCACGGGTGCGTCCACTATGGCTTCTGCCGGGGTTCTGAGTATCAGCGTCCTGAACAAGGTCATGGCAGCGGTGCTGCCTTCTACGACCCAGAGTGTGCTGTCGGTGACAGCTTCGAACACTGTTCTCCCGAGTTGTTTGTTCACACAGGATCTTCGAATGATCACTGGTGGAACCGGAAGCATCTTCGGGTTTGTCACCGTTGGTCAGTCTTTCCGGTTGGTCTACGACTATCGGATTCCTCGGAAGCCGATCATCATTCATAAGCCGAAGGACAACATCCTCGTATTCAAACAAACTGACACTTACGTAGTCAATCCGCCTTCGGTGGTGACTATACATCAAGAATAGGACCAGGAGTCCACATGCTATCCGAGATTCCTGAGCGGACCCTTGGATGGGGTGTGCTCAATTGGTGCTCTAACTGGCTAAACCAGCCTGACGGAGAGAACATGGGTGATCCATGGGTCTTCACCGACGAACAGGCGATGTTTATCCTGAATTTTTACGCCGTGGATGAGTATGGACAGTATCTATACCTCCGTGGTGTGCTTGAACGGCCAAAAGGCTGGGGAAAGAGCCCGCTCCTTGCCGCAATCTGTTGTGCGGAGCTTCTGGGGCCAGTCAAGTTCTCTGCATGGGATGAAGACGGTAACCCCGTTGGACGTCCCCAGCCTTCGGCTCAAGTTCAGATCGCTGCTATCTCTGAGGCCCAGACCGACAACACCCTCCAACTCGTTGGAGAGATGCTGGTTGGGAAGGCGGAAGTCTTCTATGGTCTCGAGATTATGTTGTCCAAAGTGACAGCACCAAACAAGCGTTCCATTACCCGGGTTACGGCATCCCCACGTTCTCGTGAGGGTAACCGTCCCACGTTCGCAGTTCTTGACGAAACTCACTTGTGGATTCCCGTTGAACGGGGTCCTGAGTTGGCTGCGGTTCTTCGTCGTAACCTCGCCAAGATGAACGGTCGGTCTATTGAGACCACGAATGCTCCTGTGCCGGGGCAGAACAGTGTCGCGGAGAACTCTCACGATTTCTACGAACAGATCTGCTCTGGTACAGCTTATGACGACACTCTCCTCTTCGACACCAATCAGGTGGTAGTTGAGGATATCTACGATAAGGCACAGGCTTTCCCCGCCTTACGTCAGGTGTACGCCGATTCCGCAAAGGACAATGGAGGTCACGTTGACCTCGAACGTATCTGGAAGGAAATCAACGACCCTGACACTACTGAGAATGATGCCAGGCGCTTCTATTTCAACCAGAGGCGGCAGGACGAAGCTCAGTGGATTAAGGATCATGAATGGGAAAAGGCTCGAAGAGATTTGAAGCTGAGGAAATCCGATCTTATCGCGCTCGGGTTTTCGGGTGTAACGCGAAACGGTGCTGCGGCGATAGTAGCTTGCAGAATAGCCGACGGAGCACTCTTTCTGGTGGGGCTCTGGGAGAAGCCTTTAAACCTTGCCCAAAATGTGGCTTGGGAACTCCCTGTGCGGAATGTGGATGTGAAGATGAGGACTTGGCTTGAGAAACCTCAGACTAAGTATCTACTGTGTAATCCATGGACCCTCCAGGACGTGGTAGGCCGATGGGCCGTTGACTTCGTTGACGAAAACACCGATAAACCATGTGTTGAAGAATTCTGGTGGCAACAGCCATTGAAGCAAGCCAAAGCCGTGGACCAATTCACTGAAGCACTCTACTCAGGACGTATTAAGCATGCTGGAGACCCAGGTCTAACTAGGCATGTCTTGAACGCCCATATTGAAGAAGTTACACACGGCTACATTCTGAGAAAAGACCGGCCCCGTTCCGCAAGGTACATCGCTGGTGCGCAGGCCGCAGTGTTGGCTTATGAAGCCGCTCAGACAGCTATCGCTAACGGTGCCCTTGACGATCCTGTGGACAACACCGTCTATTCATTCTAGGAGGACAGATGACTTATCCCAGTCCGCCTCCGATTAATCCTGATGCTGACACCTTGGAATGGTGGCTCCGCAGGCTCGTTAACGAGCTAATCACCCGCACTCCGCTTCTCGAATACCGGATGCGCTACGTGGAGGGCTACCAAGACCTCCCCAAGGGCGACAGGCGCTATATGCGCGCCCTTCGTCACCTTCAGCGGTTGGCGCAGACCAACTACCTCGGACTCATTACCAGCGCTCCAGTGGAGCGTATGAAGGTCCGGGGCTTCAGGTTCGGAGACCAGGGAGAGGCAGATCAGGACGCCCAATCGATCTGGAACTACAACGATATGGAAATGCAGGCTCAGGAAATCCATGAGACTGCTGCCAAGTTTGGCTTGGCTTATGCTCTTGTGTCGCCTAACGACGACCCAAGTATGAAATGGCCGCTCATCACGGCTGAAGATCCACGTACAGCCATTGTGTACAGAGATCCTGTACGTCCCACCAAGAGCCTAGCTGGGCTCAGGATGTGGGAGGACGATCTCACTGGATATGTGATGGCAGTTCTTTACCTTCCAGAAGGTGCTTACGTATTCCAAGGACCACCGGTCTTTGATGACCAGGGAATGTCTATTATGGACAAGCGAGACAAGCTGCTGTATCGCTTTGGACCTGGGAGCAACTCTGGAACCGCCTTCGATCTCTTGGAGTTCATAGCTAACCCTCCTGATGTCCAGGAAGTTATGCTTGTCGAGTTCGTTTGGCGTCCCAACTCGGGTGCAGTGCCCGAGGGTGAGTGTGACAACTCCGTTAGGGTTATGCAAGACCGACTAAATCAAACGGTCTTCAATCGCCTATGTATCACTCACTTCCAGGCGTATAAGCAGCGACACGTCTCAGGGGTCACCCTTCCAAAGAAGAAGGATGGCCAGAAGGAACCACCCTTCGATCCCGGCGCTGACATGGTATGGGTGTCGGAGAATCCGCAAGCAAGATTCGGTGAGTTTAGTGCTGCGGACATTACACAGATTCTCGAGTCTATTAGGGACGATGTGGCCGATATGGCTGCAACAACCAAGAC